ACTATCAGTTCCTATGCCTACGTTTCCTGAAGAATCAATACGCATTCTTTCAGCTCTGTTTGAGCTTGTTATAGTGCCTGTTAAAAATGCCAGTCCATATGCTGCTCCTGTTCCTGATTCAGTTATTGAATATATTTCACCAGTAACTCCATCTGAGTAAGTGCCTGTATAACTACTGTCATTGGTTTTAAATGCTAATACACCAGTTTTGTCGTCAGTAGTTTTTGCTCCTGAGTCGCTTATGCTTAAAGACGTTACACCTGAAGTTATTCCTTCAGGACTAGAAGTGCCTATACCTACACCTGTAGAATCTATAATAACTCTTTCAGTACCACCAGTATCAAAACGTATCTTATCTTCGTCAGAGCTTTCTTCTACTTGAATCTGTGTATCACCATCAGCATCTTGCATAAGTAAAGCTGCATTGATAGCTGTATTAGTCCATGTAATACATTCTACTGCTACACCACTTGGAGGAGCTGTAGAGAATGTTAAAGTATTTCCTGAAACTGAATAAGTACTCTTATGCTGTACAACACCGTCTAATGTAACGACTGTAGCATTTTCATTGACTGGTGCAGAGGTTAAGGTTAGTGTCGTATCACTACCATCACCTGTCATAGTATCTACAGCAGGAGCAGTACCACCACTTCCTGCAATAGCTCCCCAAGCATCTGTGTAGCCTTCGAAGTCTCCTGTAGTTGAGTTATATCTGAAATAACCTGCTGCAGGACTTGCCGGTCTTTGTGCTGTAGTTCCAACAGGAACGTGTACAGCATCTGTGTTAGCACCTAAGTCTAATGTAACATCAGGAGATGCTTGATTAATACCTATTCTATTTGTACTTACATCTGCAAATAATAATCCACTATCAATATTAACGTCACCTGAGAATGTAGCAGTTGTAAAAGTTGTCGGTGTAATGTTTGCTGAACCATCAAAACTTACTCCACCAATTGTTCTTGCAGTTGTTAATGTAGCTGCAGAGCCTGTTGTATTTTGGTTAAGCGTTCCGACTGTTAAGTCTATTGTACCATCACCATCTTGATAATCAACTGTAATACCTGATTCAGTATTAGAACTAAACATAGCTCCTACTGTATCTTGTACAACTTCTGATAGGTCTATGTTTGCTGTACCATCAAAGCTAACACCATGTATAGTTCTAGCAGTCTCTAATGCTGTAGCAGTTGCTGCGTTCCCTGTAGTGTCTTGGTTAAGTGTACCTATTACAAAGTCTAGTGTATTGTCTGAATCTTCGTAAGTAACTGTTATGTTAGTCTCTGTATTCGAGCTAACCATAGCTCCTACAGTATCACTAATTGTTTCTGCTAGTGTGACACCACCAATAGTAATTGCATCAGCTTCTAATGTACCGTCTATGTCTGCATCACCTGATATGTCAAGTGTAGCTGCATCTAACTCACCACTAATGGTTATATTTCTACCACCAGTAATGTCTTTGTTTGAATCTGTTATAATAGCCTTACTAGCAATAACAGTACCATTTGTAATACCATCTATAAGGTTTATGTCTGCAGCACTTGCTGTAACACCATCTAGGATGTTTAATTCTGCAGTTGTACTTGTAACACCATCAAGTAAGTTTAATTCTGTTGCAGTTGAAGTAACTCCATCAAGGATATTAAGTTCTGCTGCTGTGCTTGTAACACCGTCTAGGATGTTTAGTTCTGCTGCAGTTGAAGTAACTGCTGTACCATTTATAGATAAAGCATCTGTTTCAAGTGTACCATCTACATCTACATCACCACTTACATCTAATGAACCTGCATCAAGTTCTCCAGTCAATGTAATGTTCCTAGCACCTGTAAAGTCTTTGTTGCTATCTACAACAATAGCTTTAGAAGCTGCAACAGTTCCTGCTGTAACTCCATCAATTGTTTCTAGTTCTGCTTCACTTATATCTGCTGAACCTATAACAAAGCTAGTGCCTGTAATTGTAGTACCTGTAATAGTTGTACCAGTTATAGCTGCTGCAGTTGAACCACCAATAACTGCACCATCAACTGTACCACCATTTATATCTGCTGTGTCTGCTACTAAACTATCGATGTTGGCTGTTCCATCGATGTATAAGTTTCTCCATTGTTGTGAAGAACTTCCTAAGTCATAAGTATCATCATCATCAGGAATAATATGTGAATCTACGTCAGCTCCAAAGACTACGTTGTCTGAAGCAGCATCACCAAGAGTAAGTGTACCACCATTAAAGGTAGTTGTTCCTGTTACTGTTAAGTTACCACCTACAGCTACATTGCCTGTAGTGGTTATTGAATCTATGTATGCATCTTTGAAGTATAGTGAAGATGTTCCTAAATCTACATCACTATCTGTTACGGGTAATAAAGCTCCGTCTTGCAGTCTTATTTGTTCTACTGCAGAAGAAGAAACTTCTACGTAAAATCCCCATCTATTGTTTGAATCGTCTACGACAATCTTGTTTAAAAAATCTAAGTCACCGATAGTGTGGATGTTACCACCTTGCCCTGCTGTACCATCATGTCTATGACCTGTAGAACTAGCACTACTTGAACTGTAAGCAAATGCATTAACTAATTGATTGTACTCGTTATTGAATAACGCAGCAGTTATAGTATCTCCATCTGCGAGTGAACTTTGTCGGGTATAAGTTTGTGCCATTTATTATCTCCTGCCTGAAGGTACGTAATTTATATAAAGCCCATTAATGGTATATGGTGCTTTTGTATCATCACTGATTACTGTAAAACTGTTACTATGTCCACTACCTTGTAGTGCAACTCGTATTAAAGGGTTTTCTGCTCCACCAAATACGTTAGTATTAAATAAAGCTTCACCAAATAAAGATGGTGGGTCTATGACTCCTAAATCAAAAGGGTTTGGTGGTTGTGGTATATCAGTACTGCCATAATCAAATCTAACTTGAACATCTGGTTCTACAACACCTTCTGCACTTGTAGAAACTTTTAAGTAATGTAAAGTTTTTAATGTTCCTAAATCTCCGTAGTCATAATCTGGAGTTGCATAACGTGCTAAAATTTTAGAGCCATTGAAGTCGTTTCCTGAATCATGGACATAAATAAATCCATCTGTATCACCATGATAATAATTTTCTATTCCGTTTTGGTCAAAGCCTGAACCTATTTCAGTAACTTCAATTCCTCTTGTTTCTGACCATTGAAATCCATTTGGTCGAAGAGTTCCTATAATGCCTCTTTGTTCACTATTAAGTTTTGAAGTATCAGTATAAAATAATCTGTATTGAGATTTTTCTCTTAATACTAAACTAGTTATTATATAGGTATTTATGCTTTCTGTCAAGTCCGTTACTAAAGGTTGTATTTCTTTACTAACTGTGCCTAACTCAACGTCACCAATTCTTGCTGTACCGGCTACAGTCCTTAAACCATCAGGAGCTAAAAAGATTAAGTCACCACCAATCTCCTGAATACTATATCCGCTTGAACAACCTACGTTCTTTGTAACTGGAACAATAGCAACATTACTAGCATCATTTATATTTATAAGTTTAAATATACTATTTGTACAAAATATAAATAATTCATTACGGAAACCTTTAATGCCTTCTATTTGGTCTTCTAAAACTATTGACCCTGAACCTGTACCGCTAAAACTGGTTGGGTCTAATGTAGAACTATAAAATACTGTATTTAAGTTATCTTCAACTCCTGCAGCAATTAAATGTTTATCGTGCGTTGTAATATATTTTACGTGCTTTGTTCCTGTAACAGTTATCTCTTCTGAAAAAAATGTTCTAGTATTTAAAGCACCTGTACCTTCCATTCTAAATATGTAAGGTTTATTAGCTCCATCTGATATAATAACTTGACCATAATCAAATGTAGCTCCTTCAAACAAAGCAAACTGACATTGCCCTTGTCCAGTTCTTGCAAGTACACTACGTCCTGTAAAGGCTGTATGGTCATCTCCACTACCTGCTACAGAACTTCTATTAATCTGTAACCAACTTGTACCAGTGTTACTAAAATAAATATTTGTACCGGCTGCTACAATAACTCCATCAGCATATGGAAACACACCAAGTATCGTTGCTGTACCTCCTGTAGGCTGTACTGCACTTCCACCACCGTATTTAACAAAACCATTAATACGTCTGTATCCACCCTCTGTAGATACTTCGAAGTTTCTTAATTCTCTTGCTACACCGGGAGTTCTTAACAAGTCTATTGAGTTAGCAGACTTAACTAAACCTCCATCACATGCAACTGTATAAGGTTGCGATTGTGCCACTAGAAGTATCTCCTATCATCACCCACATATTTAGGAGTCGGATTAATTAAATTAGACTTCATTTGTCTCATGCCTTTTTTATAATCATCCATAGCAAAGGCAGCCTGTTGTGGGCTTTCTTTAAATTGCCATACATAGTAACGTGCTTTAGCAGTTATTACATTAGAGTACTGGTCGGGTAATACAATTTCATCACTAAATGCTGATAAAGGTGTAGGTGCATTATACGCATAAAAATGCACATTATAAGTTTTATCAGGTATAGGACTTAATCCAAACTTGCGATGGTCTGGACTACGAATAATGTATTTAGGTTCACCATATTGTTGAGTATCTGCATCATCATCATTTTCTGCATCTCTTAAATATCGTGTCCAATCATCTAATGTAATAAATGTTAAACCTCTAGAAGTATAAGGAGTAGTTGCTCCACTTACACCAATAGTTGTTAAATAAAAATCATCCCAATCAACGGATGAATAGTCTGTAGTTATACTAGAACTACCAGACTTTAACAAGTACCATCTAGTACCTGCTGTAGTTTCTACAGTTACGTTACCATAGAAAGGGTCTGTTCCTCCACTAGCTGCAACTGCAAAAAAAGGAAGTTGTGGTTCTTCATTTGCAATGTCGTTTAAAGATTTGTTAATAGAGTTTTTAACAAAGTTTTGAATTCCTGTTGCAGTAGCAAACGTAGATGAAGTTAATTCAATTTCATTAAGTTCTCGAAGAACATCGTTAGTTAGTGTAAGAAATGTTGTTGCCATTATTTTTTATGTTGCTTTTGAATTGCAAAGTTAGCAGTAAGACTTGCACCTTTATGTTTTACAAACTTACCAGTGTGCTTCATTAATTTATAATCTTTACCATCTTTCATCCAATGGTATCCTTTAGGAGCTTTGACTTTCATATTAACAAGGTTTGGCTTTTTTCATTCCACCATCTTTATACATAACTCTTTTACCACCACCATAGGCTTTTGTTCTTGGTTCTTTTTTCTTTTTTCCGTAATGCATAATATATCTCCAAAGTTAAAAGTGTAAGGGGGAAGCGAACACATGATTCCTTCCCCACTTACGGGTTTGCTTAGTCTATTACATAGAAAGCACCTGCAAGAGCTTCAGGTCTAAGTACTTGTGCACCATAAACGTGAAGTCCTCTTACTATATCACCAAATGAATCTGGATCACGAATGACCTCAGTTGATGTTATAGCTTGAGCAGTTGCTGTAGATGAGATGTGACCTGCCATAACTTTACCAGTAGCGTTAGACGTACTAGCAACATTATTAGACTTGTACATATCAAATCCACGTAATTTACCACTTGATACTAAACCATTTCTCAATGATCCTTGACCTGCATTGAAGTCAACGGATAACATTTTAGAACCAGATTGTGACAACTCTTCGTAGAACGAAGGTGGTGCTAAGAACCATCTTCCTTCTTCAGGGATGTTCTGATCATCTAGTTTTCTGGCTAATCTAGCCATTAGGTCTAAAGCATCTACACCAGTTCCGTCAGAACCTAATAGGTCAACAGAGTTCGTTGCGTGTGCAAGTGTTGCATCAGCAGTAGAACTATCTGAACCGATTAAGTTATCAGGTGATGAAGTAGATATACCGGCAAACATTTCAGCAATAACACCTTCGTCAAATGCATCTTTTAATGCATAAGCAGCAGATGAACTAGCTACTTCTTTGAAGTTCACGTGAGACATTGAAGTTTCAATATCATCAACGATGAATTTAAAAGCGTTAGCTACATCAACAACCATTGTTAGTTCTTGGTCAGTTAATGCTGTTTTAGTTACGTTAGCACCTCTTTCATATTGATAGACGGTGATTTCCGGTTCTTTAATGATTCTTACAGTATCTCCGAAAGCAGATATTTCTCCTGAGTAATCAGTGTTAGTGATTGCTTCTGCTACCGAAGCTTTTCTGAAAAAGTTTAAAACCTTTTTAGAATAGACTTTCGGTAAGAAGAAGGAGTTTGTTTGACCGCTTACGGAATTACCAAAGTTACCATTAGTATCAGTCGATTGCTCAAATAGAGCGTCAGATTGATTATATGCCATAATTATTCTCCTTGAATATTATTAACTTTGTTATTATATAACCCTGCCTTCTTCTACAGCTTTATCGATTTCTTTTTCAAGTCTATCGTATTCAGCCATAGGTAGGGCAGCGATTTCCTGTTGTGTCCAAATCTTCGGTTGTTTTTCCTCTACTGTAGTTGTCTTGGTAGACACCATATCAGCAGCAGAACTTCTTCCTGATTTGTTTTGGCTTGGTTTTACAGGAGCAATACCGGTTTCCAACTTAAATAAATCGATGGCTTTACTTGCAAGAGATGCATTATTAGGATTATTATAAATCCAATCTTGTATCTCTGAAGGTTGAGACTCTGCCCATCCATGAAATTCATCACTATTACGAAGTTCTTCAAAGTCTGGATGTTTTGTAACCAAATCTTTTTCAGCTTCTCGTTTTAGTATTTCTGTTTCACGTCCTTGCATTGCATCGAGTCTTTCTTGCAATAAAGCAACTTTATCTTCGCTTTGCAAATGAGCTACAGTTTCTACTACTTCATAAACATCAGGATACTCAGCTTTAAATTGTTCTAACTCTTCAGCAGTTTTTGGAGCTTGATACTCCGGTCTATTTGCTGTAGCTTCAGCTATCAATTCTTGTTCTCTTTGTTTAAACTCAGAGAGCCTTGAATCATAATGTTTTTTCAAATCATCGTATCTTTTTTTGTAATTTGGTTGGCTATAAGCTTTATCTTTTTGTTCAGGTTCTGCTTGCACTTCTTCTGAACGTGATGCAACTTGTGGCTTTTCAAAAAACAATCCTTCCGCAGTATCTCCATGTTTAGGCATTACTTCATCAGTATGCCAGTCTTTCTTTTGATTGTACGGGTTAGGCGTTGGTTCTACAGATTCTTCCTGTATATTTTCAACTTCTGCCATTTCTTTCTCCTTTTAGGGCTTGTGCTTACCTCAAGGTAGCCTATTCTAAAAACGTCTTTTTAATTAGGGGCTTGATCTAACAAGGTAGCTAAAGGTTATACTATTGGTAGGGGTTACTGACGTAAGTAGCCTACCGTTGTTTTAGCTTCTGACGTATGCTCTGGTTGAAAGCATAGACTTTTTAAGTTCATCTCCTACTAAATCTTCTTCCTCTTTCATCATTGCTTGACTACCTACAGTTTCTTTCGTCACACGGATGTCTTGCGTTTGAGGTTCAGGTTGAGCTTTATAAACAGTCTCTTCTTCTTCCACTTCACCGCCATCAGCCATAGTTTGTCTTTCATCTACAGCAGCTTCTGCATCATTCATCATAGACATTAAACTGTCTGCTCCGATTTCTTCAGTTGCTTTTGCAGTAAAAACAAATTCCCCATCCGATAACCTTGCAGGTATCGAATCGGACCTACCAGTTCCCGGACCTTCTACAGT